CACCCGCTTCCATCATCTTAGCGATTTGTTCGTGCTTCTCGCCCTGAGATTTCAAATCAGACTCGATGGTAGTAACAGGGAGCGGGGCTCGCACATCCATCGTCATCCCAGGATCTTCCGGCTCTTCGGGGGCGGCTTCAGCTTCGGTACCCATACCCATCATGTAAGCCCCACCACCTGGGAGTCCGGGTGCGATGCCATACAAAGCCCTTGCTGGGTCTTTTTCCTGAATACCTTTGACCACCTCGTATCCGGTCGCCGCCACACCGAGAGGCCCGAGGAGCCTTGAGCCTCCCTTGAGTGTTGGCCCGATTAGTTTACTAAGCTTTTCTTTTGCTGTGGCAAGTTTTGAGGCGGCCTCTCGCGCCTTGGCACTCCCCGGAGGGGCCTTGCTGAGGGCATATTCTGCCTCGGAGAGGTGACGGGTCGTCTCCTTAACTTCACCCGCGACAGGGACGTAGTATGGATCGCCTAGCGCGTCCTTCCCGCCCCAACGCGCGAGGACTTCCGCCTCTCTGGCCTCCCGTGCCTCTCTTAGAGCCTTACCCACCTCTTTCCTCTTCTCCTTTGCATCCCGAACACGCTCAGAGTGGGGGGTATCGGGCGGCAGCTCCTCCCCCGCCAAGCTTGCACGCATTTGCTCCTTCAAGTTGTCGATCTCGACGGGATCCGAGATTTTCTGCCTCCGGAGTCGTTTCTCCTCCTCGAATAGGCTGTGGTACTCTTCCCAGTCAAGGGCTTTGTAGTCTGGATGAGTCCCAGCCCTCAAAGCACGGATCTCATCTTGTGGACTAGCAAACCCATGCTTTTTGATTTGGGATTCCCCAAGAGGAGTGAGGCGAGGGGCCTCGGGACTCCGAGCGGTTGAGGAAGCATATTCGGGCCGGGGGGGAGGAGACCCATCTGTGGGGCCTCCTTCCCACGGGGCATCCATCACATAGAGACCAGTTTCCGACACAAGCTGCGCCGGGGCGTTTACCATCTCGGTCGCCCATGTGATTTGAACTGGGATTTTCTTGTAGCCCAGCTTCTTAAACTCGGCTGCCCGGTGTCTGCCATCATGGTACAGAACCTGCCCATTTTGGAGTATTCTAAGAGCGGGGAGATTATTGAACTTTCGCCCCCCACTGATCATGACCCCGACGCTCCCCGCCTGCGAACCTCCGGGCTTTAGGGGGAGCGACATCTTCAGGAGTTCATCGGGAGAGAGGTAATATATGGACTCCCGCGCGTCTTTAAGGGCCCTCTCCCTAAAGAGGTCTTCTATGGGGGGTAGCCCTTCAGGCACACTATTCTCCTTGGGCTTTCTTGCGGGGTTCTACAATAGCATCCCTAACGTCCAGAACATCGGGTTGCATCGACTCTTCTCCTCCAGCGAGTTGGATGAGTTGCTCCACGTAGTTTACCTGAACATTGTTCTGCTGAGGCTGAGAAGCGACAACGCAGGTGTACATAAGCTCTGCCCACTTTCGCATCTCTGAGCTTTGCCCCGGCTTGATTTCTCCTCGGGCAACTGCTAAACAAACGGTCGTTGCAAAATCCACGATGCCATGCGTGCTGTGCAGGTGAGGAGCAGCGTTACTGAGGAAAGTTGCTGGGAGAGATTCCTCCATTGCAACGGCTCGGGAGCCCAACTCCTCCAATACTTGGGGGGTTAGTAGGCTGTTGCTGCCATCTGCCGGAGGTACAATCAACGATAATCCAGGTTCAACCTGGGTTTTCGTCGGTTCCCCCACCGCTTCTTCTTGCCCAATAGAAGGAGTGTCTCCATCTCGGAACAAATCGTCTAGTTCATCCTTCATAAAATCCTCCTTCCAGATGCTTGGTATCCCCATCCCTCTATAGGAACTCTACGCTTCCTTTCCTCAACATCGGAATACTTTCTCATTCCTACCATGAACCACCACATATTGCCTTGCGCTATCTCCTGTTCTCGGCGCAGGCGCCTCTCTAAATCCTGATTTCGGCGCTCCTTCTCCTCTAAACTCCGAAACACCGGCTCCAGGTCCGGTATACGTCTCTCTATAGGGCGCACCCTTTTCCCCAGCTTCAGGAGCGTCTGCACGTATGTACTATCAAATAGCTCTCTCCGCTCGCGCCGGAACTCCTTGGCCTCGCACAGCAGAGCCCGAGCATGCCTGGGATTCCGGACGATAGGCATCAAGTCGCTCCCTAGGGCCCAGAGAGCAAAGCTAGATACCCCCATCAGCTTCTTGATGTACTCCGCTCGCATTACATCCCAGTTCGGGATGAGTTCCTCAATCGCCTCATCCCCCACTCCAATCAACCACCACATAAACGCACTGGTATGCAGCTTAGGAACCCGGGTGCTCATGCCCTGAAAAAACCTTCGCGTCCCCCTCGCCCCCCTGCGGCCCGGGGAGAAAGGCAAACCCTCACGGTACTGCCCGAGGGTAAAACACGCCACTTCATACGGCGTAGGAGGTTCCTCAAGGCCGAAGGCCGCACGAGCCCTCGGACTCCATTCCCCATGCGCCACGCCCATAGTCTTCCCAAATGCGTGCTCCGCGAACGTCCTATTATTAGAAATCCTACCCCGCAGTCGAAACCCCTCATCTTTCTGCTGACTGGGAAACCACCGCGTGGAATCCACAATCGGTGGATAGAGCCCAAGGGAAGCAAGCACGTACTGGAACTTGATTCGCTCAGGCAACCCTTTCTGCCGCTTCTTCGCCCTGGAGTCAAACTGCGGAGCCCGAATCAACTCCGTCCATGCGTCTGTACGTGGCATTCCCACAGGGTAACTTGTTAGATCTCAGATGACGCACCAAAAATGGTCGCGCATGGAAGAGGGGGGATAACCGGAAACCGGACACCTCCGCACCGGGGATGGGGTCCGCAGCGAACGGAGAGAGCGGAGGGGCACAGCCTCGGGAGCGCAGCTCGCGCCAGCGAGCGTAGCTCAGGGAGCTGCGACAGCAGCGACCTTCCTTCGCGCAGCGAAGACGAGGCCCCCGGCAGGGGAGCACCGAAGGTGCGGTGTCGTATCTGTTGGCGTAGCCAACGCAATACGACACATGGCACACATCGGGCGTAAGCCCGCGTGCCCCCCTGGGATCGCGCGGGAGCGACTAGCGACCACCGTGAGACGCGGAATAGGCGGAAGGCGAATAGCCTGTAGCCCTCCGAGCGTTCCGATCAGGAACGTGAAGGACAAATCGTCCCGACCGATTAGGGAGGGACCGCCCTACTCGTGAGTAGAATGTCAAGGACTTGTAAACCCGTGATAATCTACTGAAGGGTAGATGACTCTCATCCGTCTCACACACGTGAGTGAGTGAGAGGCCATTTCGGCCAAGGCCCGGGGACCGTTTCCCCGATAAGGACAGGTGAAAAATGCGTTATCAAAACTTCAATATTTCTCTCGGTGGCTCGGCTTCTATGATGCTGGCCGTTCATCCTGACTATTCGTGCGAGGTCACTTCCCTGGAAGATGAGAGCGCCCGCGTGGATATTCTGAGCCCTGACGGTTCAGCCGTTCACACGGTGTGGACCAAAAATGTCACGGATTCCACGCTGGCTAACTTCCGCGCGTTGGGCGTGGATATCGACGTTTTCCCCCTCTATTCTCCTGGAAAATCCGCGAATGAGGGAAACCACGGTCAGAACTGGGAGCGAGCCGTAGACGAGAAGACCAAGGGCTATAAGGTGGAGCGAACCCTTAGATTCTCTACTTCCCTCACCAGCGACGGTATGTTCCAGCCCGGCCTAAACCGGTGGCATGATGAGAATAATGAGGGAGTTATTGCCTTGTATGTGTGCGAGTTTTCGGTGAGTCCTACTCGTCAGGAGCAATGGCTGGCCGATGATGCTCCTATCGGGGCGCTCGTGAAACGGACCGAGGCTGACAAGGCGTTCGCCCGTCTCGCCTGCAAAATGCAGGACGTGAAGAACACTGAGAAGCGACTCGCAGCGCTGCAAAAGGAAGTGGCTACTCTTCAGGCTACCTACGAAAAAGAACTGAAGAAGGAAACCCGGAAAGCCAAGAAGGCCAGCTAATAATCCCAACCGGGATTCCCTCCTGAAAATGGAGGGAATCCCTACCGGGACCGCCCTCTACTCCGCCGCCGCCGCGTATGGCCGCTGGCACTACCGCGTCCCCGTAAATATTTCCCTGAGGCTGGCTTAGAAGTTCTGGTAACTCCATGAGCTCAGCCGAGCTTTCAAGCAGGATTCTCGCCTGCTCATTCTATTGTCTCTAAGACAATCCCCCTCCCCCCCTACCGAGAAACCGATGCCTATCTTTCTACAGTTTGTACTTATCTATGCGGGAATGTTTCTTCTCGTAGCTCTTCTCTCAGAACTTCTTGTTTTTCTAAACAAGAAAACAAACGGCTGGTTCTACTAGTCGCCTATCCACGTTTACTGGTTTCTCCGAAACCGCCCCACCCCAGTTTGCCGCTGGGTAACTCAAATGAAAGGACACACCATCATGGAACAGCGCGTATTTTCTTCTTCTGGCCTTGAAAGGCTGGAGCAACTTCAAAGACGAGAAGGGATTCTCAGTACCCGGTTCGATATGTTTCGAGACCCGGCAGATGCCCAGGCGTTGGAAGAAGTTCAGGTTCAAATCCAGGCTTGCGAGGAAGCTCTACGAGTTTCCGCTGAGTCTTTCATTCCACTTGATTATTAGGAGACTATCATGTCTAAAACTAAGCTTCATAATCTTGTCGTCTCTAATCTGACTCAGGCCCAGGTCAATAAAGTTCTGGATGCTCTGTACGATATCTCTATCTCCGCAGATTTAGCTGAGAAATGCGATAACTGTGGCGGCCAGTTTGCCCTGGTCTTTATGGAAGACGTGGACTTTGCCCACTACGGGCACCAAAGATTCTGCTGCCATTGCGCTGGCCATTATTACGACAGTCTTCCTGAGCCTCCACTCGTAAGCTCTAAGGAATCTCCCATCCTGGAGTATGAAAAGAGGATTTCTGTTTCGAATATGGATCCTACTGATATCGGTGGTTCCATGAAATCCTCTGACCTCAGCGCTCCTATCTGGACTAAGTACAACGTGTGTTTGGACGAACAAAACGGGGAGCCGAGCGCTGTGTTCGCAGTCGAGCTTTCTATCAAAAAGGAAGGTGAGAAATGAATCGTCGAGACTTTGATTGGGCAGACGTTCTCATGCTGTGCGCGATTGGTTCGTTTGTTCTTCTCTTATCCCTGGAGCTTTTCTCTGAGTTTCTTCTCTTTCTTGCCCGTGGAGGTGTGTGATGTTTGTAGACTCGAAAACCCGCGCGATCTATCAGAAACTACGAGCCGAAAACCCAACGGTGAGGCCCATATTCCTGTTCAAGCTGACCCGAATGCTGACGACCGATGATCCAAACTGGGTCCGCCGGACTACTATCGGCGGCACACTCGCTACTATCGAAAGGTCAGTTTCCATAGAAGGAGGTGCGTGATGCGTGAGAAACTTTGGACTATCTATTTCTTTGCTACCAGATTGGTTTTGCCCGCTGCGATTGTTGGATTGGTAATCACCATTCGCACACTGCAGGACTGCTGTTTCTAGTGTTAGCGCAGCCCCTGGCCCGGAGGGTTTGTATCCGGGCTCCTTTTCCCTCGTGGAGTAGACTGACTCAATCTTACAGAAACCGCCCTCCCGGGTGTTCCGCTGTCGGATTGAGTCAGTAGCATTCCGCTACTGAAAAACAAAGGACAACAGCATGAAAATGCAACACACGATTGAAGCCGTTCGGATGTCTATCGACGCCGGACTTGTTCCCATTCTTTGGGGCCCAGATGGCGAGGGGAAAACCTCGTGGGTTCGCTCGGAGATTAAACGCCGAGGATGGAGAGGCTGGATTCTCAACGGTTCGAATATGGATCCCACCGATGTTGGTGGTGCCATTTCCGTAGAGGATGGAGTCGCCTCCAGGATTCCTGTTCACCGTGCAATCCGAGAAGCTGCGGAATGTTCGGCTAAGCAGGAACACTACATCATGTTCATCACGGAGCTAACTTCTGCTCCTGGCGCTGTGCTCGCTACACTTCTGACTCTAATGTCAGAGTATATCGCTGGCGATGTCGAGCTAGATCCTGAGTATATTCACATTATCCTGGATGCAAATCCACCGGATATGGCTGTGAATGCTACGGATCTTGCTGCGCCCGTGAATACTCGGATGATTCACTTTGACTGGAAGTCTGACTTTGACTTCTGGTGTGAGGGAATGATGTCTGGTGAATGGGCTCCGGTAGAACAAGCTGCGCTTGTCATTGGATTCCTGAAGCGACAAGGTGAGGTAGCGGAAGATTCTCCAGGACCACAATCCGTTGGAGGATGTTTCCGTGTTCCGCCGACACGAGAATACGCAAACAAACCACGTCCTACTCCTAGAACCTGGACAAATCTTGCCCGGGGATTGGATAGCGCCAAGAAAGCTGAGGCTTCCCATCAAGCAATCTCTTTGCTTGTCAATGGAACCATCGGTCAGCATATTGGCTCGGAGTTCATGGGATACTACAGACTGCGCGAGCATTTGCCCGAGCCGGCTGAGATTCTCGCTCGTGCTGAAACTGTGGAGATTCCTGAACGCGCGGATATTGCATACATGTTCTTCCAGTCTATTGCTGCGTATGTCAGTGGAACCAAGAAGGTGGACGACTGGAATAAAGCGTGGCTTATTCTCGGTCGTTCGGATGGAACTCCGCACAAAGATAAGGCTGTTGTTGCAGCTCAAACTTTGGCTACCCTCTACAATACTCCAGAAGGACACCACCTCAAGAAGCACATTCCTAGTGAACTCCGGAAGTTTGTATCTGACTTCCGTAATCTTGGAATGTTGAAGGCCAAAGACAATGGCTAGGTATCTGGAAGAGGACTCCAGTGACTACCCACTATTTTGCACTTGCTTAGAGTGCGAAAGCTCTGTGGAATGGGAGGATTACAGCCACGAAAGTGACATGTGCGTCTCCTGTGAAACTGAGGAAATACGCAAGGAACCATTCGGGAACTTGATCCTTGTGATTGAAGAACTGGAATCTCCCGAAACCGCCCCCTCGGACTGAGAGGGTTTGTCTAAACTTAGACCTAATGTTCTCCCCCTTCGGGGGGAGCGCATTCAGCCTACGTTTAGGTAGGAAAAACAAAGGACAAAACCATGGGTTATTTCTCATCAAGAACTCAATACGAGGGCCAGTATTCAGCGAATGCTGTGCCTACTACGATTGAATGCAAAGTAAACTGTATGGCTTCCCGCCATACGATTCTTCTGAAGAATGGATCGCTGGCGTTTCCAGACCATCCCGATGGTTTTGAGGAAATCGAGGTTCTCAGGATTCTAGAGCCCGGTGTGCGGTGTCGCTGCCAGGAAGTATTGTTCTGGTGGAACTGGTATGTTCAGGATCTTTCTCCTGCTCAAGTTCTATCGCGAGCAGGAATCGAGACGGGAGACAACTCGTACAGGAATCTAAGGGAAGTCTACGAGGCATTTCCATTCGTGGAAGAAACCATCGGTCATCGGGTGAGCTACTACGATGAAGTTCAGGATTCTCTTCTCCTCTCTCTGATTCCAAAGGCGCTTAGAGATGATGCTCAGCATTGTCGCTACGTCAGATCAAATCGAAACCGACGACGGTCTACGGCTAGGATTGCAGTATCTCCCCGCCCGGAAGAACGTCCGAAGTTTATGAGAGATCCTCGGATGCTGAACTTTGGACTTCGGAAAGATACCCTGACAAATCGATACTCCAGTCAATGGAGGAAAAAGGAAGCCCTCACTGAGCTTGCGAACAATAAGGTTCGGAACATTCTCTACCGCTACAGTGGGAATACCTACAAGCAAATACATTCGAGGAACTTCTCGATAGAGGATCCTTTGGCTTGGCTACGGATGCTCAAGATCTTCAGCAACGAAGGCTCTTGGGTCCGGCAGTGTCTTGCTGAGGGATTCGTTCCCTTGAAGCTTCCCATCCCACAAATATGGCCCGAGGATTTTCCTCCTTGTGCCCAGGGAGTTTGGTTGCGTCGTGGAGCCGAGGGAGCATTTAGCTTCCACGATTTCGCATGGGCTACACTTTCCCGCCCAGGTGAATGGGGCAGTCCCATTACCGTTCGTGTTTCTTTTCTCTCTCACCCATAGCAACAAAAAGGACAACATCATGTTTGCTACAAATGTAAATCAAAAAGAACAGCTTCCTCCCGAGGCTGCTGAAATCATGGAACAAGCGCTCGTTCGATTCGCTACTGTTCGAATCGGAGCCGTACACGAGTTTCCATTCTTTGGGCGTGCGCTCTATGGAATGACCTACGTTCCAGTCTGGAAGCTACGAGAAAAGCTCGGAGCATCTTGGGCTATGGATAAGCACGGTCGGGTTTATGGAGATCCGGAAGCGCTAATCGGTCCGACTGCTGAGCCAATCCAAACTTCCGTGGCTTCTTTTATCCATGAAGTGATGCACTGGATTTTCCTCCACGTTCCACGAATGGAGGGAATGGGACTATCCCTATCCAAGCACATCCGGAAGAAAGCTAACTACGCTATGGACGCTCCGATTAATGATCATCCATACCTTAGGAAGCATCTTCCCTCGGGTTGTGTTTTTCCAGAAACCTTGAAGCACAAAGATACTATGCAACCTCTCCATTCTGGTGAGGCTTGGGAATGGTACTTTGAAAATATGTTCTGGCCCCCAGAACAAGAAGGAGGAGATCGACCCAAGCCTCCGCCTCCGCCAGGAGATGATGAGGATCCAAAAGAGGAAGAGGAAGAGGAAGGTGTTCCAGGTCCGGGAGGAAATCCTACACCGGAAGGACAAGATCCTTGTCCTCCTGGAAATGCTCCTGGAAATCCTGGAGACCATCCAGATATTCCTGAGAATCCTCTTGGTGGAGATCTGCCCGGGATTGAAGAACGAGATTGGGAACTTCCTCCACCCACAGATGATGGTGAAGTTCCTGGACTCCTGCCCGATCAGGCTGACGATATTCGTAGGGATACTGCCCGGAGTATTGAGCAGTCTTCTACGCAACGGGGAAATATTCCTGGGGCGTGGGCTGAGTGGGCTGGCGAAGAACTATCTCCCCCAAAGATTCCATGGCAATCAAAGCTACAGTCTCTTGTTCGGGAGGCTCGGGATCGTGCGCTCGGATGTTCGAACTATACATACGCCAGAAGAAGTAGACGGCAAAGCTGCGTTACTTCCAATGTCATTCTTCCTGCGGTCTATCGGCCCAAGGTAGATGTTGCGGTTGTAATCGATACGTCCGGTTCTATGTCCGACACGGATTTAGCTAACGCTTGTTCCGAGTCTTCTGGAATCTTTCGTGCTGTAGGAGCTGCAGTCTCTGTTGTCACTGGAGATACAAGGGCTGGATTCGCCAAGAAAATCTCCAAGGTTTCCGACATTGAACTAGTCGGTAGATGTGGGACAGATATGCGTCCTCTTCTCAAGAAAGCATTGGAGTTCAGGCCCCAATGTATTGTCCTCTTCACAGATGGATTCACACCTTGGCCACGACAACAGGATTTTCGTATCCCAGTAGTTGTAGCCCTGGTTGGGAGAAACTGTGGAGAAGATCGAGTTCCGTCTTGGATGCACACAATCGTAGTGGAGGACTAGTCATGTCTTCTGAAAAGAAAAAGCTAGAGGAGGCTCTTGTACTCCTAGAATCCACACGAAAAATCCTAGACGATTGGGAAAATCATTTCTCTCTCGATTACGGATACCTCCCCACTAGATCGGGAAGCGCCGACACTCTTCTCCACAAGATTGAAGTCCTGCTAGGAGTTGAGTATCAACCTCCCGGCCCAGAGATAGTGTATGCAGAACGAGTGGCGAGTAGTGTCGATTGGCTCAGAGAAAAGATGCGCGAGGAAGAAGCGCACAAGAAGAAGATTCGTCTGCAGAATCAAGAAGAGTGAGATTTGATTCTCCCTACAATCCATCCGCCCCGCGCGGGTGGGTTGTCTGGTGCAATCAAGCACCCAAACAAAGGACAAACAACCATGTCAGTAGAAAAGCAAATAGCGTACAACGGTCAGATTGTTTACTGGAGTCTCACGGACGGGACGAACGTAGATACTCTACGGGATGGATTCTCAGCTATTGGAAAAGCCCATCTCATTCCAGAAACACAAGCAGACAATGCAGCTTTGAAACGAGCGATTGCTTCTGTCTTCTCAGACAAGAGAACACTCATTCGTCCTATTCCGGGAGTCGTAGGCTACGCTGTAGTTCACGAGGATCCAAATGGGAACGAGATGGAATATGAAGAGGAAGCGCGGTTCGGTCTTATCGACGGAAAGCTCTATTCAAATCCTCTCGGACACCACGCAACCGAACGCATATCAGAAACTTATTCGTTCGAGAGAAAGCTCGTGACTGCATCCAAACTCGGTGGAGTTCTGGTTCGTGCTGCGCGAGAACTGGATGGGATTCCATTGCGCCCAAGAGGTGGAGCATATTGGATTCCAGATCATCAAGCAGATGCTTGGGAAAGTATCGTCAATGTCGTAGAGTCTTCTCGCCATGGAAACGTGACGTGGAAGCTAAAGACTACAACGGACGAAAATACCGTCAACGCGGTTTGCGATTCCTTGATCACTGAAGTGGAAAAGGAAATCGAATCCCTTACCGAGGAAATCCAAGAGGGAGATCTCGGAGAGAGGGGCATCAAGAATCGAGAGAAGAAAGCTCAGGAGCTAGATGCTCTTGTCTCTCGATATGAAAAGAGACTTGGGAAAACCCTCACCCAAGTAAAAGAACAGATTGCAGAAGTAGAAAAGCTAGCAGTTGCTGCTCTTCTAGATTCTATGGTCGCGTAGTATGTCCCTCACCGGGACGTTTGTACTAGCGATCATCGTCTGTATTATCCTGATGGATTGATAGTATCGGACAACCAAGCCCCGGGGGATTCTCCCTCGGGGCTCTTGCCCATAAAAAGGACGTGTCGTGGAAAACAATAATAATAGATTGGAGCGCCGGGAACGAGATACGAACCGACGTTTAGTGGAAGAAGGAAACCAGTTAGGATTCGAGGCGATTGAAGATCAAGAAAGATTTCTTAGCGCCACGAATGCTAACTGTGATTGTTCCGGAGATACTGAAGAGGATCCCTGCGGGCCTAACTGCATGTGGAACTCATAGCCTCCCCCCTCAGCCTTCCGGGCTGGGGGAGCGAGACCGCCCTTTTAGACTGTATGCCGCTGGGTGCCGCTGGGCGTCAAACTACTGCACACCTGTTCAGTGTGTCTACCAACGTCTTATGAGTATCTGCATGACGGGGTTCAATGGGGGTTGACCTGACATGGGTGGCGGGTTATACTGACGTAGATGCCTAGATGAATCCCCCCCGGGGGGTACCCCCCCTCCTGACTAGCAACGTCGGTTGACGTTAGTAAGTACCTAAGATTGCTATGGTGTCTAACTATCAACTAACTATTTTATATAGATAGAAACTTAGGAACCTGTCAAACAAATCAATCAACAGTTAGATAGGTTCGACGAACCCTCCCAGTTTTTCCCAACTCTTCACCCCTAACCCAGGTTGCTTGACAACCGAGGAAAACCCATGGAAGAAACCTACCGAGAACAGATGATTACATACGCTGAAAGACTAGGCGATAAGCTTGGATGCTCACGCTTAGAAGCAACGGCCCGTGCCCTGGAGTGGGCTTGTAATGGTATCTCCGATTGGCCAGCATTCATGCGCCCGCTCATTAGCGGAACCGAGCTTGCCGATGAGACATATCCAGAAGCCAGTACCGTGCTCCGCGTAGCCTGGGATCTAGGAGACTATGGTTTTACACTCGACAATCTTATTGAGGCTGTCGGACCGGATATGGTGGTACGGCCAAAGGCTTACAAGAACCAGCTTTCTCGCCTACTGAGAGACAACGGTTTTTTTAGAAAGCAAGTCCGACGCGAGGGAGACCGACCGCTCATGTGGTTTCATCCCCAACGCAGCGGAGTAATAGAGTAGTCTATCCCTTCCCCTTATTGAAAACCCCGCACCCTCTCCTGGCAGATGAGGATGCGGGGTATCTTGGAGTCAACCGTGAACCAACCAAACTGGCTACCCTGGAGGATGTCTTTATTCCAGGGTGGTTTCACAACTGTACACCCGTGCAGTATTTCTGTCAAGGAAGTCAGACAACTTGAAAAGTTCTTCCTCGACCCACCCTGGCGTCACCAGGATTTCCCAAAGAGAAAGCTTCCGTGTTGGAGCCCGAGTCTTTACGCCGAGGGAACCAAGCGTTCCAACAACAACGTCAAGGCTATCTCCGCCGTTGTGTTTGATTACGACCATCCTAAGTGGTCTATCGAACGGATGCACGAACACATGCGAGACCTCAGCCTCGCGTATGCTCTGTACACAACGTGGTCCCACACAGATGAAGAGCCCCGCTATCGAGTGGTGTTGTTTCTGTCTCGTGCCCTCTCACGCCTAGAGTTTACAAAAGCTCGGGAGTCAGCGCTCTCCCTGATTGGCTATGTAGAAGGGGTAGATACTGGATGTTCCGACCTAGCCCGACACTATGCTATCCCTGTTCGTAAAACAGGTGCTTCCTTTCAGGGTTATCTGGATGTATCCTTTTCTCCCTTGTGTGTGGATGCATTGATGAATGAGACGAAAGATACCGAACAGGTTCCTGATGGGGGCGATCCCAACGAGCCTTCTCTCCAGCCCGACACCATACTAGTTGTCTCCGAGGATGGAGCAGACACTGTATCGGTAGAAGACATCCTCTCTCTTGGCCCGGGGAAGCATAAGTGTGCTTGTCCTTTCCAGGAAGACTCTTCTTTCGGGAGTGCCTTTCTCCGTGTGATGAACGACGGTCGCGCTTTCCTTCTCTGCACAAGCGAGAGGCACGAGCACTCCAAGACTCAGTTCTGGCTACGTGGTGAGAGTGCCCGGAAAGAAGGTGGTGGTTCTACCCGTGCCGCTGCTCACTCCGTCAAGAAGCGGAAGGAACTCCTGGAGGAAATCCCTGACCGACTCCGCTCTTATGTTGATGCCAACATTGTCTTCAATGCCCCGCAGAATGTTTTCTACAGGCGTGACCAAGGAGCTTGGCAAGTAGGCTCTCCCCTCCGCAAGGATGGAATCCTCAACCATCTCATTGGAAAGCTGACTGAGGGATTAGATGGACGGCATGCCAACGCGCTTATCGACCATGTTCTTTCTCGTCAGGTGTACGGCTTTACCTGCGACTCTTCTCGTGGTCCGATTGTCCAAGAGGACGCGTCCGGCCCCAAGCTAAATCTTTATGCCCGTCCGGACCTCCGTCCCCTCGATGGAGAATGTGACCGAGTAGAGAAACTGATGGAGGTTATCTGCGGGGAAGATGAGAAGGCAGTCGAATGGCTGATGCATTGGAGTGCCGCTGTTGTTCAACATCCTGAACGGCGCTCGATGGTTGCTGTGCTTTCCATGTCTCCCCAGCAGGGAATCGGTAAGAGCATGTACGGGAGAATCCTCTCCGCGATTATTGGCGAACGGAACTCTGCCATTGTTTCCAACCGTGCCCTCCGCGACTCCTTCAACGCGAGCTATGTCACGAGACTCCTCGTGCTTGCAGATGAGGTTGCTGTGAGTGGAGCGCGTGACAGCGATGCAGTCATCCCCGCTCTCAAGTCCTACATCACAGACGACCGGGTTCCCTGCCGCGCTCCCTATGCTGCCCGGACAGAAGTAGAAAACCGAATGTCCTGGTGGCTCACATCCAATGACCGGCGACCTCTTGTCCTGGAGAAGGACGACCGCAGGTTCACTGTCTTGGTGCCCAAGGAATGTGAGTGGGAGTACCGCAAGATGCTGGCTGGGTGTTTCAATCCCAAGACTGGCAAGTACGCCAAGAGCTTTGGTCTGGAGATTCGTGCCTTTGCTTCTAAGCTCCATGCAATGGAAGTGGACTATCGCCTAATCTCTAAGCCCTACTCCGCTCCTGCCCGGAAGCTACTCCAAGAAGCCTCGCGTGGAAGTGTGGATCACTTCGCGGACTTGGTTGAGGAAGTAGGAGTCTCCGCTGCTCTGACAGACTACCCCCCCGGCCCCGACTACTCCGGACTTAAAGGAGCAGACATTGCCCTGGGGCGTGGGATTATTTCGTGCGAACTTCTCTACGGCTCTTACCGCACTTGGTGCGAGAGAAATGGCCGGCGGGACATTCGCCCGGAGTCAACCCTTCGGCTCGGTGTTCTGGGTCAGAGGGGAACATCCGTTCAGTGGATTCAGTCTGGAGGTAGAAGGTTCCAGGCTTACACAGGACTCACTGTAACCAAAGAAGAAAACAAAGTAATCGAGATGCCCGGCGTAACAGGCGCTGAGTAAAGGATAGGTCTATGCCCAACAGACCATTTATTTTCTGCAGAAGTGTGCCCGAAGAATATCAGGACATCCCTGGTATCTGGCGTAACAAGAATGGCTCCGGCTATCGGGTGCCCCTCAACACGCACCCCGTCATTGGATGGCCCGCGCCCCACTCTCTGGCTACAGACACCGAGGTTTCTGTGGCTTTGAACAGCCCGGGGTTGGTCTCTGATCTGAGGGAGTTCGCGAAGGAACACCAGAAGGCTATGCTCCGCAAAGCCCTAGCTGTATCTGGCTCCCATTGTTGGGCGCCCCCGGGTGCTGGCAAGACGCTTGTTGGATTGGTCTACGCAATCGCAACTGCTCCCGAAGGAATCAAGCTGATCATCACAAAGGCTGCTGCCCGAGGGACGTGGGCAGAACAGTGCGAACGGTACACGAAACTTACTCCAGTTCTACTGACCGGACAAAGCCCGGGGGATGTTCCGCTGTCTCCCCGCAATCTGTACATCACTGCCTGGGAAACCATCAAGTATTGGTGCCCCGCTATCCTTCTAATGAAACCCTCAGTGGTTGTGTGGGATGAAATCCATTGGCTCCGTCGGCCTAAACATACCAAGGCTACTGTCATGCAGGACGGTAGTGTTCTGTATGAGGGGCTTGGCAACTCGCTTGACTCTGCCCGACAGATTGCCAATATAACTGAGCGCAAGCTTGGTCTTACGGCCACCCCCATTCCCGGACGCGTCAAGGATTTATGGACCCAGCTAGATTTGGTTGAGCCCTGGCAGTGGGGAACCTTCTACCAGTTCGGCATGCGCTACTGCGAGGGAAGACACAACGGCTACGGGTATGAGTACAACGGACTCAGTAATCCTGTTGAGCTACGTGACCGGCTCCGCTACATCAAGTGCCGAGTGACTCGGGAAGAGGTGAACAAACACCTGCCCAAGAAGAGACGCGAGGTTGTGCGGCTCTCCCTCGACCAGCAGAACAAACCGTCTGCGATGAAAAGGGAGTTGGCACGGGCAGCGAAAGCGGCGAAAGGCGGCGACGAATCAGCCCGGGAGGGGTACTTTGAAACTCTTCTCATGGAGGCTGCTTCTCGCAAGCACAAATATTTAGAAGACCGAGTGCTCACTGCCCTCCGCTCTAAGCAAAAGGTTGTAGTGTTCACGGGAAGGAGGATTGACTGCGAACGGCTCGCACAGAAACTGCGCTCCGCGTCTGCCCAGGTAGATGATGTTCAAGTTTGGTGGGCTCACGGTGGTACTGACCCATCCGAAAGAGATCGTATCCGCAATGAATACATGTCGGCCCCCGGACCTGCACTGCTGGTAGGGACAGGTGATGCCTGGGGCGAGAGTGTTGACCTTCAGGATACTGACCTCGCTATCATCTCCATGCTTCCCTGGACTCCGGACAAAGTAATCCAGTGGGAGGGGCGCTTTGCCCGGTTGGGGCAAAAGCGACCTGTCCTGGTCTCCTACATCATTGCTCGCACTACGGCTGATGAGCACGTAGCTGACTTACTCCTGGACAAGCTCCCCCATGTTGGGGAGATCGCGGAAGACGTTGCGGCGGAAGAGATTGAAGGTGCTCTCGCCGGAGTAGATGAGTCGGAGGGTGCGCCACTCCGACTCCTGGAGCGTATCGCCCAAACCCAGTTGACATCCTCTTGACATCTCCTTGACAACTAAGTGCTGGTCACCCTATCATCATGTGCTATACTCACTATAACAGGACAACACAATGAGCAACGCCCAACTGCTCGATGCCGGACCCTCCGAGAGGGGATGGCACCGCATTCAATCAGTGATTCGCTGCCCGCGTCTCTTCGCCTGGAGAGAGGTAGGTGGGATGAGATTCAAGCCCACGGCTCCGCTCGTGAACGGCTCCCTTATTCATGTTGCCCTGGCGCACCACTACCAGAGGCTCAAGGAAAAACAAGTAGGGGGAACCCCTGATGACTGGCTCCGCCCCACGGAAGCTATCGAGGCATTAGCTCACAAGAATGCAGAAGAATCTCCGCTGTGGATTTCTGCGATTCCTCAGATTCAAAATGCCTACATCGCCTACGCAAACAACTGGGTAGGAGAGGAGTGGAAAGTCTTGGAGGTTGAGCACCAACTCAAGGCACACCTTGGGAAAGAGAAACATCTCTACACCCAGCGTGCAGACCTCATTATTGAAGATGCTCGGGAGAGAGTTTGGATTGTCGACCACAAGAGTGCGTACCGTCTCAACTCTAAAACTCTCCGCCAGCATATCCTGGACGGGCAGTTCATTGGATACCAACTATTCGGGAAAGCCAAGTACGGGGATAAGTTTGCTGGAGTTCTAGTGAACCGAATCAAACTTTCTACGCCGCATGACTTTGACCGGCGACCCATTGAGCCTGCCCCCAGTGCATTGCGTTGGTTCGTAAAAGTAATCGAGGAGGGCGAGCGTCGGATTGCCCAGTGGGAAGGAAAGCCCATTGAGGAATGGCCAATGGCTCTCAACAATCAAACGTGCTTTGGAAAGTATGGCGCGTGTTCTGCTTACGATTTGTGTCGCTTCGGCGAGGGAGTGTGAATGATGAACTTGCCACCAGGATACGATGATTGGAAGACGGCCTCTCCAGAGGATGACCGCCCTGCTGAACGTGGGCCCCAAGAGCCCCCCACGATGGAAGACTACGATCTCTTCGGAGTAGAGAGTGCCCATGATGGTGGATGGCAGGCGTGCCCCGAGTGTGGGTACGACAAGATAACGGCTGGGGATTTGTTTGATGTGGGCGAAGTAGAGCACGAGAATGTTTTCTACCTCCGGACTATCTCTTTTCCCATTATGGGAAGAGAGCCCGGGAGCATGAACAGCGTGTCTCTCTATGTTCTCTACGAATGCTTCAACTGTGAGTTCTCCGGGACTTGCACCATGATGGGCCCGCGTACCCCGAGGGATCTAGTCCGGAAGCAAATGGAGTTCATGCGTCTCGACTATAAGAAATAAACCCTTTTCTGGGGGCGTCCCTCTCGCAGGTAATGGCTTTTCAACGAGGCTTCGAGAGGAGCGTTCTGGGGCGTCCCCCCCTTTTATGTTAGTGTTCTAAACCTGTGTGTATGAGGAGAAAATCATGGCTAAGTCAAATGGAGCTAATGGCTCCAATGGCCAAACTGTTGGCGAAAATGGGGGCGTATTCATCTGCCTCTATGGCCCGAGTAAAGCCGGGAAGACAGTCGCAAGTGCTGCTGCTGGGGCGACCGGCGCATTCATCGGAGCCCCGTCAGGGCTTATGTCCGCTAAAAGATTCCTTGGGATCGAGAAGCTGAACATCCTTCCAGCACGTACTGTTCCCGATGCGATTGGGGCTATCGAGAAGGTCGTAAAGAAGGGGGGTGTTCCCTCCATCGTCATCGACGACTTCTCTCTCATCGTAGAAACTACAATCAATGAATATGAAAGCACCAAGGGACGCGCTGGAATGTGGAGTGCCCTGACCCGCGATGTTCTCGCTGCCCGAGATGTGGCGCGTGCGGCAACTGCCCAGGGAAGTGTTGTCATCTTCAACTGTCACGAACAACCCCCACGGACCAGCAGCGGTAAGTTTGTTCGCGGTGGCCCTTCACTACCCGGTCAGCTCCCAGAAAAGTTTAGCGGCATGGTCGACGTGATCGGTCGAGCGATGTACGAGCCGACTGCTGCTCCGTGGAAATACCAGCTTTGCTTTCGCCCCCAACCTGACTACGTGTCTGGGGATCGACTTTCCGTTTTCCCGGGGATGGCGCCGATGAATATCGCAGAGGGACTACGTGCCGCTGGCTATTCAATCGCCTACCCCAAAGGGATGGAGTGGATCTCGGATGCCGCTGGGAAAATCTCCGAGAAAATCCTGGAAGAGGGAATCGCTAACTGGCGTGAGGTAATCGTGTCCGCAGCGAAATCCCTGGAAGGAAAGAAGGAAGTCCCCCATATTCGATGGGCTCTACAAGATGGACTTCATCGAGCAACAATCGTTCACTACCGAGAGGTGGAAGCTCTCCAAGCTTTCTCCGCTCCTTCGGAAGAGGAAGCACTCTTTGTATAGATTTACGGGTCGGGGCACTGAGCTTAGGGGAGGGGTTACGTCCTTTACTCCTGAAGCCCCTAATGTGATAGCCCCGGCCCATTTTCTCCCACTCGCGTGTGTGTTGTGGGTTTCACCAAGACAGCAATAAGGAGTCATCTATGTCTGTCACAATCGAACTCGACTTTACCGGACAATCCCCCGCAGGGGTTGGTATCGGCTATCTTTCCACCGGCTCTCACTCGGCCACCATTGCGGAGTTTCGTCATTACGAAGACTCGAATCGCCTGTACGTGTACATGGTGACTGATGGTATTCGCCACCGTGATAGCTTCTCTCTCTCCGAGAAGGCCCTCCCCTTCTTGATGGCCTTCTTGGTCTCGGCAGGCGTGCCCGAAACCAAACTTACTGGGAAGGTCAAGTTCCCGTTCGACAAGCTCATCGGGAAGAACGTGTACTTCAACTACGTTGCCCCCCACATGGGAGCTAACGGTCAGCCTGTCGAAGGGAGCTATGCTGAGTATCGCTTCATCCCCGAGGCGTACTACAACCAGATGGTAAAGGCTTTGGACGCTTCTGCCCCCACGGACTTTGCAGTCGAGCAGACCAACGGCAAAGCCAATCCCGCCGCTACTCCCGATGCTTCAGGGCTGGAAGATTCCGAGTTCGGTTTCTTGGCGTAGTGAGTTGTTAGACCGAGGGTTTTTGTGTCCCTTATTGGCCGAGCAGGAAGGCATGTCGGCGGTCGTATAGATGCCTTATCCTTTTTAGGCTTCAAAGGGTTCGTTGATGCCCTCTCGTGTCAACCCCTTTGGAAGAGCGGAGCAGGGAGGCATGTCCGTATAGCCGAATAGATGCCTTACTTTTTTATTAGCCCAACACTATGTATTGTAAAACATGCGATAACTGCCCGCTCCGTGCGGGACAGACTGGCGAGCCAGTGCTGCCCGAGATGCACGATGATGATCGTGTAATCATTCTCGGCGAGGCACCTGGATTGCACGAGACTGTAGAGGGGAGACCCTTCGTCGGCCCGAGTGGGCTGGAGCTACAGCGTGCGCTCAACGCCATAGATGTGCGACGGGATGAGTGTCACATATCGAATGCTGTCCGGTGCAGACCTCCCAAGAATGACTTGGAGGCTCTGAATATCCGAACGTCCCGAGAGAATCGCAAACGCGAGAAGAAAGCCCGGGCGGAGAAAGTCGAGGTTGTTCGACTGGAACGTCCTGCTGATGCTTGCCAGAGTTTGCTGTTCAAGGAACTTGCTGCGACTGGGATTACAAACATTGTGTGCTTGGGGAAGACAGCGGCAAAGGCCATTCGGGGGGGAGACGTTTCTATTATGAACATCCGAGGGGGGTGCGAAGAAGTTTACGCACCCTGGGATCCCAAGGTGAAGCTGAAGGTTGGGTACACAATGCACCCCTCCTTTGTTCTGCGCCAACAGGCGTATCGGGAGGTGTTCCGACACGACCTAGCCAAGGCTTTCAAATATTTTCAGGGATCTTTAGACTGGCCCGAGCCAGTTATTACTCGCACAAATAAGCCCGAAGTGGTGTCTAAATATCTTTCTAAGTGGTCCAAGAGCCGCGAAAACGTGGCCTATGACTTGGAAACCGACGGGATAGATCCGCGTACTGCCCAGGTCAGGTGCGTAGGAATGGGCACAGAAGACGAAGCCCTGGTCATAGAAATCCGGGGCATCGATGGGAGCCCTCTCTTGGATTCGGAGGCTTGCGAGGAAATCAAAGATCTCCTCCGGGACTTCTTCTTGGAGCCCGGGACAGCCATCCTGGGGCACAATGCCGGACAATATGATCGTGTCGTGATGGAGCAGTGGCTGAACATTACGCCCACCCTCAACTGCGATACGATTCTTCTACACCTGCTGGCGGACAACGAGCTTCCCCACAACCTAGGATTTGTGGGCTCCTTCTATACAGACAACCCTGAAGCCTGGAAGGCAGACCACACCGCAGTGGAGGCCAAGACTGACAAGGAGCTTCATATCTACTGTGGGAAGGATGTCTGTGTCACGGCCCGGATTGCCAAGCCTCTCATGCGGGATGTAGTGAAGCGATCCCAGCAGCATCTTCTTGGCCGGGAGCACACACTACAATCCCTGGGCACAAACATGCAGAACGTGGGCATGGGCGTAGACCTTGAGCGGGCGAATGAACACATGCTTTCCTTGGACGCGGAAGCGAAGAAGCATCTCGCTATCTGTAAGGAGATTGGAGGTAGTGGGTTCAACCCGCAGAGCACTATGCAGCTTGGCCGGCTTCTCTTTGAGGAGTGGGGATTGACTCCGCACCACTACTCAGAGAAGACCGGCGAGCCCTCTACTGACGATGAAACTCTCCGGACAATGATTGTCCACTACGGACTCACGGGCGAGCGCATTGAGTTCCTCAAGTCGATTCGCATCTATCGGAAGACCACGAAACTTCTCAGCACCTATGTGCGCCCCCTGATTGAGAAGAACATCTTGCGAGTTCATCCCTGCTACAACCGACTCCCCGCGACGGGACGGTACTCATCCAGTAATCCAAATATGCAGAATATTCCAAAAAGTCTAAGAGACATGTTCGTTGCCCGGGAGGGGTACGTACTCATAGGCGCGGACATGGATCAGTTGGAGTTGCGTTTGATTGCAGAGGAAGCAGGGGCAAAGCACTCGCTCCGTATCATCAACGAGGGGCTCGACCCCCACAACGAAACCATGGAAGTCATCTACGGCAAGGATGTTTGGAGACTCCCTGGGGCACCCGAAGAGCGCCAAAAGAAAGGAGGGGGAACCTTCAAGTCAACCCGGGACATTACCAAGAACTGCCGCTATGCCTGGCAGTACGCAGCTTCGACCAAGAGGATTCATGAGCAGGTTGTCTCCGTGGAAGACGACAAGGGAGAGCTAATCTTCTCTCACCTCTCGCTTGAGGATGTCCGTCAGGTTGTCAATGGACTCAAGCGGGCTGACCCTGAGATCCCCAAGTGGTGGCGAATGATTGAAAACCGCTACCGGCGAGAGGGGTACATCGGAGATTCCCTGTGGGACAGACGAAGGTACTTCCGCAATGAAGATAAAATCAACGAGCTAGTCAATCATCCTATCCAGTCTGGCGGCGTCAACATCGTCAATGAGGGAATGATTGAACTGGTCTATGGTCCGCAAGATTGGTTCGCGACCGAGCCACTCTCTCAGCCCGAGGGTGTGATTCCCATTGAGTGGCTTATCAATCACGGACACGACGCGCTTTATCTGGAAGTGCCCGAGGAAGAAGCCGAGCGTGCTGCTTCCATCCTCCAGGATTCAATGGCCCGAAGAAGAAAGAAGAACCCCAAACTCGACTACACGGCAGAGGCTGACATCGGTCACCGCTGGAGTGAAGTCTAAAGGACAAACCATGACCTGGAGATCTGACATCAGAGTTTTTTATGCCCACTCCTCCGCAGAGTCGGAAGAGGAAACCAAATCCCAATGCCAGAAGATCAAAGAACTGATCATAAAGCGGGGGGAGTCCAAGGGACGCGAGCTATCCGTCACTGTTGTGCCCGGGAGGGCCGACTTCCGCGCTAACTGCCGGGGAGATTGGGACACTTGGGCTAAGGGAATCATCACCCGGGATCACGCCATTACCCGTGAGCCCTTCTATGATCTCATTATAGTTCCAAGTGAGTATGTTGGCCGGGCAACGGCCCAAATAGTCGATAGCGCTGTTCGTGTCGGGCGTCCTGTCTTCCTTCTCGGTGAGAGTAAGGGAGAGTGGGGTCCGCTCCAACGCATCACGCAAGTTTACCCCTATGACCCTGACGATTGGCAGGGGGGCTATAGGTGCGAGCCAGATCCACAACTTTCCCTGCCTTTCCAGGAGAAGAGTCATGAAGCCAAAGAGTAAACTGCCGAGAGACGTGCGGATTGCGGTGCAGGCCAACCCCATACCATTTATAGAAGATCTCTATGAGTTGGGATGGTCACCCGAGAAGATTGTGGTTGGAATGGCCGATTTTCTTCTCGGAGAGCACCCTTCAGTCCAGTCCCTTAGAAGGTGGGAGTTCGGTAAGACTAAACCCACCTCAACCTATGCCTCTGCACTTGCCCTCCTCCATCGGAAGGCTACGGGAGACTCACAATGAGCTACATTCAAACTCTACAGTCCAACGTAAAGAGCCCAGACGGGAAGCCATACTCCGTAGACTTGGGCCAGTACACCATACTGATTGGGAGCAATGAGTCTGGGAAGAGCGCCATCGCTGAGTCCGCGCAGCTTGCTCGCACGGGAAGCGCTTATGGGCTCCTCTACCGGGACAAACCCATCAAGGATGGTGGCCTTCTGAGCGCACTCATGCCCACCGAGGAGGGCTGTTCTGTTAAGGCGACACTCGACTCCGGAGAGGTGTGTTCTTGGGATCTGTCCCCCGGAAAGAGGCCCAGCCGAGGTGGTCCCAACGGCTCTGTTCTCTCCGTGGCGGAGCTTCACGGCATCATGTCGGGGAGCGCGGAGACTCAAGCAAAGTTCTTCTGGCGAGTCCTCTGTCAGCCCGTGAAAGTTCAGGAGTTGCTGGAAAAACTCCCCGATGACCTCCACGAGGCGCTCGTTCTTGTCTGCCCGGTGGATGGACGGGACATTAGTCTCGCCGATCTCATCGAGAAGATTGGGAAGTTCCAGCGGGAGCAGAATAGCGTTGCTACTGCGGGGCGTATTGCCTTGGAGTCGCTCGGTGGAATCCGAAACATTAGCGACGAAGAACTTGAAGGTGCCTGGGGCACATTGCACCGAGCAATGCTCCGGGATGTTCTCCGGGAGCTTTATTCTGAGTATCAGGCCGATCCGTCCCTCCAAGCCCGGGAGGTTCTCCGCCATCTGGTCAAGATGTTGGGCGGAGAGGACGCGATTACCAGAATCCCCGAGACAAAGACAGTTGGAGGGGATTTATCTGAGGTTCTCATCAACCGCCGCCTTTCCAGGGCTGCAGTAGCGGCCCGGAGAGGAGAAACCCAAGCTGTCACCCTAAAAGAGGGACTGAAGAAGCTCAAGATTGCCATTCTACGGATAATGTTTGAGGCAATCGACTGGGCTGCCGACAAGTTCATAGATGGAGTGTCGGAATATCTGCCCGGGGGAGAAAAGCTTGTCTTTTCCGTCGATGTTTCCTCCCGCACGCTGTCTATTGGACTCAAACGGGGCGATGTGGAGCACATTGCGCTGTCTGGGAGCACTGAAGCCCGAGTTCTGGCGGCTATTGCCGCTACCCTTTCGGATGAAAACGATCTCGTGGTCGTCGATGACCGGATGTGGGATGGCGCTACGCTCGGGAAGACTTTGGGGGCCTTGGAGGGTGCCCGATGTCAGGTGCTAGTGATGTCCACCATCAAGCCCAAGGGTAGGCGTCGGGCAGCTTGGAGTTACGTCGAGGTAAACCGAGAAGAAGGTGAGCCCCTGAGCGTAGAGAATGGCGGGGAGTGATCTCAAGTCCCTGGATTTAAATCCTTGTCGTCAATCAGCGTGTAGGTAAATGATTCTGCCCCGGTAGCTTTCCAGATACCCATCGCTTCTTCCCAGTCGGCAAGGCGTTTGAATACCTGACACCCGGCACTCCACTTTTCTACATTGGTAGAATCCGTGCCGGCGTGATGAATATTTATTCCAAACCAGCCCTCGGAGGGGGCTCCATCATGATCTAAAACGTCATCTTTGTTGGAGTCCCGCCACACCTTTACCGTTCCGCCTCGCTGACAGAGTGTCTCGTACTTGCCTGCGTGCAGGTCAAACTTGTACACGTCTACATACTGGCCAGGAACAAGGATTGCGGTTCCCTCTACTCGACTCGGGTTCTCCAACCAGTAGTTGCCCGGGTCGCAGGTGCATGGGTACACCTTGTGTTGCCAGCCCTCGTTTCTCCATGCGAGATGGATTTCATCGTTGAAGCTGTTTGCCTGAGTGTCTGAGTTTCTAACACCGATGATATTGCATTGTCCGTTCTCATGGACTTCGTAGCCCAGGCGGCGAGCAGCAGTAATAACCTCGGGCTCATCCTCGCTTGCCGGTGTGGAAATAAGCGTCCTCGGTTGTGTGAGCGCCGCCATTGTTGCAGGACCAACAATCCCATCCGGGTCAAGCTGCTCGGACTTTTGAAATAGACGGACGGCACTCTCAGTCCCTCGGCCGAAGATGCCGTCTTCGTCTAAGGGCCCAAAGCCCAGGTGGTTTAGTTTCTCCTGGATCTCTCGGACTCTCTCGCCTCTTGCGGGTCGTCTAATCAGCATCAGGTAGGCGGATTGGCAGGCTGGGGCTTCTCAGCAATCGCCTGCTGTACGATGTCGAGGCAACGCTTCAGACCTTCAGGCATTCCATCATCACGAGCTACAACCTTTACGTTGTACTTGGCCGAGTTGTCTGAGCTACGAGTGTTCTCGCTGTGGGAGGCTACTGAGCCATGAATCTTTACGTCCACACTCACCGGGCCCCAACCAGCTTTCACTTCCGTATCCATGGTGGCTGCGTAGTCCCGGCTGGCCTTCTCAGAGGTACTGGATTTTACTTCCATCGTGAACTCTACGTTCACCTCTTTCACAGCTAGAGATGGAGTGTTCAGGATTGCCAACAAGGGAACATCCAGCTTGTTGGTTACTTCGGTGTACCCACCGTTCCCATCATTCACGGGCTTCGTGTAGGTGAAGTCTACGGTACGAGTCTTCAGGGCACCGTCTGCATCCTGTTCCAATCCTACAGTCTGAATAAAGTCCGCCGTAGCAGAAGCCAGTTGAACTTGTGAATCACAAGCAGCTTTGAGGGGACCACCAATGAGTTGTTCCATTGGAAGACCACCAAACTGGGAGGACATTGAAACGAGGCCGTCAGGCATTGCAGACTCCTAAGGTATAAGTTTTATTAGCTGGTTGTCGATTCTAACCGAGCCTTCGCTTGCGTCGGTTCCGGAAAACTTCAACTCAAGCTCTGCCATACTACCGCTTTTTCTCGCTAAAAACCCGCCCGTATTCGTATTTATCCGGATCTTTCTATGCTCTCGACCCACGTCCGCAAGATCATCCAGCCCGTGAAGCTGGACCTGCAGTTTGATACTGATCTCATCGAGTTGAAGCTGGCGGTTAGTCGTCAGCGTCGAGAGTGGAACCTCAAAGTCCTGCGTTACCTGTTTACCGTCCACCCAAGTGGGGAGGCGTAGCGTAACCATTCGAGGCGTGTAAATAGGATGACCATGGGCATCTTCGAGTGGCTTTCCATCCTCCCCTTTGAGCACTTTCCAGTGCTCTTCTTGTTGGATGTTCGCCAGCGCGGCGTGCTCTCCAATCTCCGAAGCTTTGATTACCGCGTCGTGAACAGCAGCAGTTAGCTCATCGAGACCAAATCCAGACATCAACCATTAGTATCACGAGTGAGCCTTGCTAGTCTCTCTTCTTCGTGTTTTTGATGTATGGCCTTCAGGCCCTCATCGAGTTTGCCCGAGATGTCTATGAGGAGTTTGTCTCTTTCGGTGTCGTACTTAGAGATTACATCGTCATAACGATCACGGATCTTATCGAAAGCGGCTTCTCGCTCTTTCTCTACCGTAGCCAACGTCTCAAGCAGTCGATTGACATAGGCATCCAGGCGTTTAGCCTGTTCCTTTTGGGACCAGAGTAGCCATCCAATAAACAGTCCTGTGATGCCCAGGTCTAGTAACTGGGCAATAAACTCTGATTCCATTTCCCCCCCGGCTACTTCTTCTTGGCAGGTGCTTTTTTCTTAGTAGCCTTTTTTCGGGGAGCAGACTTCTTTTTTGTGGGAGCTTTTCCGCCTTCCCACGCCTCATTTTCTTCCGTGGCTGGATCGTCCTTCTTGAACTTCCCCCCTCGTGCTCGCGCCCGCTTTGGCTTCCGTTTGAGGATAGCGCTCCTGGAGAAGAGTTCCCTTCCATCAGGAGTCTGCCGAAATACGACAGTAATCAATGCCTGGAGGATGGCCTCTTCGTCAGCGTCGAAGGTGACGACGATCTCATCTCCCGCATCAACCACGTCTTCAATCTGAAAGGGCAGACTGAGGTTTTCCAGGACAGTCTTCAAACGTAGGAGCGTGTTTAGCCTACGTCCTCGATCTTTTACTCTAAGCTCTAACATGCGCTATTCTCCTTTATCCGCCACTCCAGCCCGTGTCGGGGGCGCCTCCGCCCCCAACCCAGCTTGGGAAGTTCAAACCCGCTGTTCCACTACCCCCGAAATCTGTATTCCAGTGAAGCCTATACCAGACTTTCCACTCTCCCAGAGCCACTGCGTCCGCTCCAGCGTCAGTGTTGTTTACCAGTTGGTATGAGAACGGCGCGAGGTACAGATAGACCTGACTATGTACCATCGGATCGGAGGTGTAGTCTGGAGTGATGGTCGTATTCTCTGAGTCCGTCTTACTCTGAGCCCTCCTGCCTGTGTCTGTATAAGCACGGGCCTGTATAATGTTGGGCCCCCACTGCGTGTCCGCATCAGCGTGCGCGGTGGAGATTGTCATGCAGTTGAAGTGGAGCCACACTTTTGGGTTGGTACTATTAACCATGGATTGTTGTCCATGATCGCCTCCAAACTGCACACTCATACCATCTACGGTGGCGCTTCTGTGCCAGCCCTGAAGGAAGCAGCCCTTAACATTAGTCATGGTCTGGGCATCACTGGCTTCATCCGTCAAGAGCCCATCTCCACCGATACCGACTGAAAGTCCAGTTTGGTTCTTTAGCGCCGAAGGACTGTCGGCTGGATTGTAGATTAGGAACTCGATCCCAAACTCATCGTCCCACTTTACGGCCCCCCGCCCATCGGGGCGCATGAGGGGCGTTACAAATCGGCCCGCTTTATTGTGGTTGTAGTCCCATGCGGCAGCATAGGTCCCAGGAGGGTCAGCCGACGGTGGCCCCGTATCGTTCCGGTTTAGCCAAAACTCAAGCCCAGAGGAGGTTGATTTGACGTACTGTCCCGCCGCAGAGGGGTTGTCGTTTAGGGAACTGTTTGGATCGTACCTGTACCAAGTTCCGGGAACAGGGAGATTGTCGTTGTCAGAGAAGTCTGGAATAGAGTTTGTAGGTTCTCCTCGGGCAGTTGGATCGATAGAAACCCACCCACTCCCCTGGGGGGGAGGTTTCCTCGTAGCGGATAGGGGGCCATGTTTGACCGGCCCAGGTCTTCTGTCACGTCTACTCATGCGTCATCAAACCAGTTTACGTGCCCAGTCACGTTGATTTTAGCAGCCACTGTAGTCTTCCCTTTTATGGTCAGCGGCCCAGACTGTCCCTGGATTGTCCAGCCAGGAACAACCAAGACTGTCTCATCGGGCTGGATAGTGACGTGCATCTCGTTGCTCGTTCCCGCAGCGGTCCATTCAATCGTTAGGACTAAGGCTGCTGTGTGGATGTTAGAAGCCCACAACCAAATCTCTTCATAGTCAGCCGTTTCAGTGGTGACTGTGTGGTAAGTCGTCGAGGTCGTTCCAGTGGCGATGGGAGCGTTGCTCTCACTCAATCGTTTTCGTTTTAGTGTTGCCATGTGAGATTCCTATGCGAAGACGGACATATGGAGAATGGTATTGGAGTCATCAGCGGCAGCCCCGCCACCACCGCCTGTTCCAAGTTGAGTATCGGTTCCAGCGTCATTCGTAAACCAGAGTTCGTTCGGAGTAGTGTTCTTCACCCAAAGCTGGCCATACGCCCCGACATCTGCACCCGCGCTTGCTTGCTCTTTTATACTGACTGGGCCCTCGACGGTAACTTTGCTACCTGCGTTCGGAGTGGCTGTGCCAAACCCAAAAGTTCCAGCACTCTCGTCGAAGTAGAACCCGGCTGTTGTGTTGGTACCGTAGATGTGGAAGTCACGGGCTGATGTATCGAGTCGATTGATGCCGTCATACGCACCGCATGTCATGAATGCGTCGAGGTCTGCGATAGACCCGAAGTGCCAGCGGACTCCGGAGGCGGTTGTCCCGTCAACAGCGAAGGTGTAGTTGGAACCATCTGAATCTTCAACAATGAAGGTGGGGGTTGAGCCCTTGACGTGGAGACTGCCGTCCGGATCGGTCAGGCCAACACCCACTCGGTCATTGCTCGAATCTACGTAGAGGGTACCGTCATCAACATTAAGGCTGGAGAGAACTCCAGTGTTGTCAGTGGGGATTGTCCTTGCCATCAGTTCACCTCTAGGTTGAGCATCTCAATCTTACTATAAAAATGCGGCGGGGGAGAAAAAGGAAGAAACAGGCACATTCCTCGTTTGAGGCCCAACTCTAAACGACTCCCCCACCGCAGACTCATTCCGCATCCGGAGTTTCTGCGGCTTCTTCCGCTTCCGATTCCTCAGCTTCAGCCGAAGCTTCTTCAGCGACTTCTTCTTCCGCCTCTTCCACTTCTTCTACAGCCTCTTCTTCAGAGACCTCCGAAGCTTCGGGGGGAGAAAGGGTACATTGCCCGAAGACAGACCCAACTACAAGACTTCCACCTACTAGGGAAGCCGTTACGCCATATTTCTTGGCGAGATCCTTGATTGCTTGCATATCACCACTCCTTGATGAGGTGAATATCCCACTTATCACGGATTACGCGTATTGGACCCGAACGATGACGTTTGTGAGGGGATCCGTCGTTCCCGCCGTGCCCCCTCCGTCCGTTACCGTAGCCATAGAGATCGCTGTTCCCATCGCGGTTCCGGCTGGGTTGGAGTAGACGGCTGTGCTTCCAGCAGCACAATAAAAGCTGTGAGCATTGACCGTCGTTCCAATAGTAGGAGTCGCGTGCTCGTAGAACTTCACCCAAACGGGAACCAAGCCCGCCGTATTGTCGATTTCTACTTTGAAGAGAGTCCCAGCGCTTCCCTTTAGAACATCCCTAGTCGCCGTAGCAGTCGGCTGGACAGCGTGGAACGATCCAACATCCGCTACGATGCTTGTAATACTAAGTGCCATAGTTACCTCACCACCATGTAGAGTTTCAAAGCTGTAGTGGGGGCTCCACTTCCGGCAGTACCTCCCGCATCCGTGGCGGCATAACTAACGCTGGTCATGTCGAGCCCGGCGAGGGATGTCCACACCACCGTGGAATCTGCTGGGGATTTCAGAATCATAAAGGGAGCTGTCGTACCCACCGTGGGGTCTACGTCGTACAGTTTTAGATAGGCGTCATCTGCCGCATGGATATTCTGGATCTGAATCGAGTAGATCTTTACAGCCCCACCGAAGACATCATCCACGGCAGTGCTCGACACACCCGAATCATAAAAGAGATAATCCGTTTGAACTATTGAGCTTTTTCCGGTTGTGACTGCCATGCGTTACCTCGAAGGATGGGAATACTCTATCATCTATCGCTACTTGTTTTTTATACTCTCGCTGAGAGCTTTATTTCTCTTATTCTTTAGTTTGTCAGAAGCCTCAGCCCGGTTTTTACTCGCGGAGATGGCCTCTAGATTATCTGCTTTGTTGTTCAGGGGATTGCCATCTTTGTGATTGACATCCTTTCCGTCCCCCTTGTGGACTCGACCCTCTCTCATAAGCTTACGCCGAGCGCGGTTCCTCATCGCCCGTTTCTTCTTTCGCTTAGGGTCTTGTTCTTCTTCCTGTTTTTTCTCGCACGCGTAGTCCCGTTTCTCGGGGTCGTGGTGCGGGGGACATTTCTCGGCCATAGGAACTACCAGTCGATTCGAGATGGAAGAGGAGTACGCTTCTGGGGCTTCGCCTGTTCCGTGGGTTGAGTGGTGGGTGCTGGAGCCGGAGTCGGTGCCGGTGCGCTCTGCCCAGGGGTGGGCGCTTGGAGCCCGAGGAGGGAAGAGAGGTCTTGCGTGTACGCGCCCTCATCGATCTCTCCCCCTTCGTATTTCCTCTGCAACTCTTGGAGCTTATGCTGTACACCTCCAACCCTCTCCAAGACCATCGTTCTAGCCTCTGCTGCTCCAAGCTCTTCGGCTGTTGATCTCCCCCGCTCGGATTCGGGGGAGAACTTCTGGGTTTGCCCCCACAGCACACTATTCACGTCGAATGGCAACCAGCCCCCTCGGGTTGCCTTGTCAATGATAGCTTCCCCACCGAAAGTTCCCTTGAAACCCCCCGATGCTCCGGTGAGTTCACCCCTTTTCGCTGCCTCTTGGAGGCGGAGTAGTTCTGCTTGGTACCCTCGATTCCAGGATGGGGTGCTCCTTAGATGGGCCTCTGTTGCGTCTCGGATTTCTCTGATTTGCTCATCCCGCATTCGGTTGGCCTCTCCTAGCTCACGCTTAGTTCGAAGTGCCATGTCTACCGCTCCTAACCAAGCCCCAGGAGCTACCCCCTGCAAAAAGGCGCGGGTTTTCCACGGAATATGGGATGCGCCGAGTAGACTACCTAGGATCCCCTCTGACTCGGGCCCCTCCTCAGCCGCAGCATCTCCGTATTCTGGGTGGATCATCATGTGCCGAACTTCGCCAGTCTTCTCATCCGTGATGGGAGCCCACTGGTACCGAGGATCGTCGTCTACGATGGCCACGTCCTGGTAGACAAGGGGATCTCCAGGCTCGCCCTCTTTGGGGACGAATGGATCTTTGCCCTGCTGAAGAGCCTGGACGTGTCGAGGTTGGATTAGCCAGAATCGAGGGAATACTCTCTGGAGTTCTTCTCGCCCTCGGGGGGCATTCTCCTCGAAGAAAAGCCTTCTTTCTGGCCCAGTTGCGGGGAGGGGCTGGAACATCCACTCCTCTGCTCCCCCCCGAAGGAGGTTTCCTCGATGCTCAAGGAACCCCTCATCTTCCGGAGACCACTTTGACATGGACTTCTGCACTGCCTGATACTGGTAGATGGCGGCGAGTGTGCTTAGCGCATCCTCGGTGTAGTTCGGGTTGTCGAACCGAACTTCCGGGAGGTGGGGCGCCTCTTCTGGGCCCCAATCCTTTTCCCTGGGGTATGGAGCGCCCATGAAACCCCCTAGTTGGCGGGTTCGATATCGAGTTGGACGCTAATCGCCGTCCCCGCAGAAGATGTAGTCACGTCCGCGAAGATAGTTCCGGTGGACGCGCCCGATGTTGTTGGATCAACTTGGTAGAAGATCCCAGGATTCTCTTCCTGGTCAAGGGGAGTCGCTGTAGCGCTATAAGCTAGAACCGTAGCGAATCCTGTCCCGGCAGTAGTCTCCCCAATCGAGAGCGTAAGGTTTCCCGTTCCCGCTGCCCGGGCGCGACGAATCCACCCCCGAATGGGAGCAGTAAGCGAGATCTCGCCATCCCCCGTTCGGGTTCCGGAGACTCGGACCCAGGTCTTTCTGGATGTTGCACCAGCCATTCAGGCCCCCTATGAAAGCGTTACGACGCCGCCGATCCGCAAATCCACAAAGATGGTACCCGCAGTAGCGATTCCATCTGTGAGGACCACATCAACCAAGCACACACCGACAACTCGGTCGACGGTGCCGACAGAAGCCCCAAAGGTTCCATCATCTTGAAGATAAACAGGTGCGCCGGCAGAGATCGCCCCAGAGTTCAACGGGGCTGCCGCCGAAGCCGTGAGGATTGCCCAGGGGAGGACAACTCCATATTTTTGGGGAGGGATTGAGTGCTTCGTAATGAAGAGGGGCACCGCGCCGTTGGCCGCAGAGCCTGCATTCACGGTGGTGTTCAGGTTCAAACACTGCCCCGTGGGGGCGCTAGCATCAACCCGCACAAGATCGTTCGCCGCGATGGTAACGGTCGTCGAGGGGTTGTACATCAAGATCCCGTCAGCATACGGAATGTTCCGAGCGGGCTGGATGGATTTCTGCTTCATTACGGGCATTTTTTACTCTCCTAGTCTAGAGTCTTCTCGACTATCTTCAGTGAGGACTCCCGTATCTTCACGGGAGCTAAAAGAATCTTACTCGATTGGAAGTTTTTTGTCGAACTAATCGTCTTTTCTTCCGCGAGTTCTAATACTTCGGTCAGATTCTCGGATTCCCTTGTTTTCCTGTTCGAACTCTCGCCACTGATTTTCAATCTCAAGGATTCTACTTTGTAGCGTCCGATTCATATCAAATGGGCGGGGGTCTCCGAATCGAGTGAGTTTTCTGAGCATCATCGTGGAACCCTCAAAGACTCCTTGGTCCCACTCAGGATTGTTTACGGCGGATACCCAGCCCGAAAGCTGAGTAGATGCCACCGGGAGCCCCCGATATGCCATCCACCAACTAGTTGGAACTCTCCACTGGCCCCGAGTTTTGTCGTACTCGATGATGCTTTCAAAGTAAGGAATCTTACTGATTTGAGTGAGAATCTCTTCATCAGTGGGCGAGAGATATCTGTAGTCTCCCTGCGACTTATAATCGAGATCGGCTCCCAGCCCGGCGATTAGCGGGCGTCCGATTGCCTCAAGGGGAGGAGATGCCATGGAGAGCATCGGCTCGAAGAATCTCTTTTCTACGTCCCCCACCAACGTAGTATCTCCGAGGCCAAGCTTATCTCCCAAACCTGGGATCATCTGTGCGCTCTTTGAGACCATGACTCCGAGTCCCGCCATCAAACCGAGGCCCATGTCGAAGGTGTCTACGGCCGTGACGGTCGGCAGGAGAATCGACTCGTGAGTATAGTTTCGGCCATACATCTCTTGGTAGTATTGACGACGCCGAGGATCTATCGGGAGGACGCCTATCTTGGGCCGAGTCTCCTGCCAGTCTGGGTACAACTGTTGTGCGAGGAGATTGACTCTTTCATTAGTCGTGATTCCTGCATTGATGTCCTGCTGGTAAATAAACTCGGGGAGGGACGGCCAGATATAAAGCTGCTGGCGGAGCCTTGCGAGCTTGGTGTTCCCAAGGAGCGCCTTCTTTGTAATCTCTGACGAGGGCCTAACCATGGGTTCCATGAGGGAATCCGCGATTTGCTTCATGCCCAAGCGCCAGAATCTCCAGAAGGGGAGGTGGCGGGAGATGCTCCTCGCTTCCCACTCTGCGATTCCATGGGACCAGTCGTAGAGAGCATTCTTAGTTCGCCTTGCTGCTTCTTTCCTCGGGACTCCCCGCTGGATTAGATCCAGGTACATCCCCGTTCGTTGCCGCTCTTGGACAAGAGAAGCGTGATCTGCCATCAGCCGCTGGCGCTCATCTTTAAACTCGACCGCTTTCTTCTTGGTGGTGTCCCACAATCCCCTCGGTCGAGGATCTTCCAGCTTGTCCTTGATCTCGTCCCCCAGGCGAGACATCACTTCCATCAACTCTTCTCGAACAAAAGCCTCCGAGATCCCATCCTCTAGAGCCCACTTGCGAGCCTGCTCGTAGGTAATCACGTCACCATTCTTAGTGACGAACGTCCCCGCTTCCCCCTTGAAGACTTGGCCCAGGTGGGGATTGAGCATGGTCTCAAGCATTCCAGGGAGCGCGTCTTTGCTCCCGGATTTTCCAACTACCCGCTCGGCCATGTACAGTCCCTTAAGCTGCATCGCCCGACCGAAGTACGGAATATTAGTGGGGAAGTTGATGAAGGATCGTCTTCCCGCGAAGGCTACTCCCTCCTCCATCCATATCTGGCTGAAGTCCCCGAAGATATTGTTCGTCCAATACCTTGGGTTGGGAACGATCAACCCCGTGACTGCCGATCCCCGCCAGAGATTCAAGTAGTCTGTGTATGCTTGAGCAAAGTCCTCCCCCACCCTTGCCTCAATAAACTGGGCGTCGAGGGACTTAGCAATATCTCCTACTCGGTCCTCGATAGCCCGGACTAGAGCCCGGGGGACCATGGAAGACCCCCCATCCTTAGCGCCAAGCTCGATGAAACTCCGGCTAACTTTGCCCAGTTCGTCCTGAGCGGCGCTGACCCTTGTCCTGATCTCGCCCTGCCCGAATGGCATTCCCAGTTCGTTAAGGACTGCGGTCGCCCGGTTTACGTCTTTGACATCGTTATACGCCCCGTCAAAGATCCGGTTGATGTCTGCTGCTGCAGCGGCATCGA